CCCAATGCTTCTTGGCTTTTTGCCCACTGCGCTTCAAATAGTGCGAACTGTACATGAGTAGGCAAGGTGCAATCTCTCTGAAAATTACTTAGCTTGACCGCATTTTCGTAAGCTGCCCACATTTCTGTCTCCCACATTCGAGGATTGCTTTTACCCATCAGGACACCCACGTCACAATGGCAAAAAAAACTACCGTCAGTATAGCAAGTTGCAAAAAGGAATCTTTGACCGGCCCCAGGCTCTCACCTATTTATTGTGCATCTTCTGGCACTTCTCATATGAGTGTTGCCATACAGCAGATACTTCAACAGCGAACTGATATTCCCGGATATAGCCTTTGCCTTGGCCGTCATCCCCGTAAAGCATTTCCCACAGCTGGGTGTACGAATGGCGACGACGTCGCTGAAAATATAAAACGATTTTATTAAACACGATTACTCCTCAACTGAGACAACTTGAGTGCTAATCCACCAGATAGAAGAACCTGATATGTACACGCGCTGACCTACTACGGGGTTTCCTGTCGGAAGCTCGTAGATTTCTGCAAGAGTAGTGACCTCGTCAGGAACAGGCTTAATAGCAAAAGCCTTAAAAAAATCAACTCTCTCACCTTGAGAGTTATTTTTAGTGCACATACTGTAGTCGTCAACAATGTAGACAGACCCTGTTTCAGTAGTTATTTTCATAGTCTCAACCCCCCTCTACCTTTTACCAGCCATAACCCCGAACAACAGGTACACACGCTTCTCCGCGTTTTAGCAGTCTTTCAAGACTTGCAACAGAAATTTCTGCAAGTCCACGGATTCCCCACCCGTAGCCCCAAGAGTTTTGGAGGATGATGCTGGGTTTTCCACCAAGTTTTTCGGAGCTATCTTTATAACCGACAGCGATGATGCAGTGTCCTCCGACGTTCGGACCTGAAACTTTGACTACGCCATTTTCAGCTGTGTACATTCCTTGATACCAAGGAATTCCCAGGACAACAGGACCTTTTTGTACAACTGAGTCGATAACGTCATCTATATTGAATGCCCATCGATATTCTTTAATAAGGTTATACCTGTTCATTACTTGTGCCCCAGCGAGGACAGAGGTTCCTTCGTAGGATTCCCCATCCCAGTCATCTATTTTCTGCGCTTCGCGGTAGACGTGGAGAGCAAACTCGTGATTGTCACGGGGGATATCGGCTTTTACTTTCTCCAACATGACCCGATAGGGCTCATTGAGGGCTTCCGCAACCCATCCAAAGCCCACACAAGCCCCCTCAGAGCCTTGGTCTAGGATGGTTGGCACATACCAGAGCTTGTCTTCGCGCTTTTTACTTGCTCTGAGTAGCTTCCGAACAGGATATTTTTTTGACCTGGGGTCGAACCTTGGACGCCAGTCAAGTACTCTATTGTCAAACACAAAAATCCTATCCTAAACTTATAAGCCAGATAACAAGCACAAAAAGAGTGCGCCGACAAACATGTATACCTAGTCTAGTCTTATTTTACCTTAAAAGCAAAGACCCCTCTCCCAAAAAGAGAGGGGGCCAGCTTAGTAAGCTACTTCTTTGACTTGATTTCTAGCTTTTTGACGGCCACTTTCTCGGCCCCGCCATAAACGACAACCGAGGTTAGCAATGACATCACACCAGCAAGTCCAGCGATGCTAACAATTTGAGTCCAGTCGACCTCAAACAGTCCAACTACTTGTGACGCCGAGATTGTGGCTAGAGCTGTCTGAGCCAGTGTTTTCATGGCGCGTTCTCCAGCGTATGACCAAAAATCAATAATCTTTTTCATATTTTTCCTATCTATCGTAGTGTTGGTTGTCTTCAGGGGGCGTGTCGGTTTCTTTTTCTTGTATATCTTTACGCCCCCATAGATTGACATCTTCTATCGTAGCACCACCAACGTAAACAGTGGTGATAATCGTAATTAAAGCTACTCCTCCAACAACCAGTTCCACCCCAACTTGAGTGTCAAAAAATAGTGTTACAGCTGCAAATATAATCATTGCAACTCCAAGATAGTAGCTTCCAAAAATTAGTCGCCTGCGGTATTTCCATGAGGGTCTTCCCGTCTTGCGCTCTTCTTCTAGTATTGCTCTGTCTGGCACATTAAACATTGTTAGCCTTACTCGATGTAGGTTCCAGTGATATGGACTGCCCCTGCAGAGTGGTCAGGTCAATAATAGGCACAAGGCACTCCACGGTTAAATGTAAACAGCTACATCTATTCTACAGTAGTCTAGCTTCCGGTTCTTTTTTAATTTTGTCTAAATATCTAGCGTAGGCAATTAAAGACTTAGCGTCTTCCCACCAGCTTCTGTACGCTAGGTCTTCTTCGACACAGAAAGTCCAGTCTCCAACTTTGACATAAGTATATGGATACGTGTCAGTAGCTTTACTATCCATAACTACTTCAGGAAGGTCTTCTTCGTTAAAAGGTACATTCATTATTTCTCCTATTGAGCAAACCTACCGAGAACAGTCCAGTCTATATCTGCATTAGCAGTGGCAGTTTTTGTCTTCAAAGTGTACCCCAAAACATCAGCCCCACCGCTCTCTCCTGTTACCTCAACCCCACGGTCGCGCAACATACGGATAAAGCGAATCTGAGATACTGGCTTCTCACCTCGAACTTCGCTCCACATACGGTAGACGGTGTAGACAGACTTGATGGGGACGGAGCCTCCGTCAAGTTTGTTCATGTCATCTTCGAAGAACATACCAAGTCGGTCTTCACTCTTTCGATACATTTCAGAAGCTTTCTCAACCACAGCGCAAGTCCCTAAACCGTCCATCTCAGTGGAGTTCAAGTACTTGTACGCACCTTCAACAGCCCACGAGAGTACAGCGGGCAGCCCACCTTCTGGGTCAAACAAGTACTTCTTCAAAGTTGGGTCAGAAGTTTCAGGTGCTCGCATCCACGGAATGGGACGAATACGACGCCACATAGCATCATCAGTGATGATGGGTCGGTGGTTGGTTGTAATCCACATTTTTGCTTGAGCTTGGAAAGTAAACGGACGTTCTCCTGGAGAACGAGCAGAAATTTCAGAGGAGCCTGTCAGCTTCTTGACCGAGTTCTCTTTGATACGCTCGCCGTCTGGAAGTTCATCAAACCATACGGCACGCTTGCCACGAAGCTCTGCCCAGTGGTAGAGGTCTGTTGAAGAACTAGACATATCGTTTTGAGCAAGAATGCTTGAGTCCATGGGCCATGCGTACTGCTTGGTCCCCAGAGCTTTGATAAATGCTTCGACAAAAGTGTTCTTACCTGAGCCTGGAGTTCCATAAACAAGGAACATAACGTCCAAGTTGTTAAGCCCCGTAAAGGTATACCCCACTGCTCGCTGTAACCACTCTTGGAATTCAACATCTCCGTTAGTAGCAAAGTCCATAAAATTCTTAAACCGAAGACTTTGAATTCCAGGTGTGTAGGAGATGGGAGTCTTCTTTGTGATGTGCAGGTCTGGCCTAAACTTTAGAAGCTCGGAAGTTCTTAGGTCCACGACACCATTTGCCACACCGAGGAGGTAGGGGTCACTATCCCATTCATCTACTCGAACGCTAATCCTTGGGTCAGAGTTTGCATTCTTGATGGCTGCGTCAATCCGAGCAGTGGACTTAGCAAGATTTGCCCACTTGAGAACATCGGTACGTTCTTTCTCGTCGTACTCTGAAACCTCGCTGGCAATACTCGCGCCCATCTGTTTAGTCAGTTCACGAAGATTCAGGTGCTCAACATCATTCTCCCAGTGCTGTCCTGACCAGTTAAACCACCCTAACCCTGGGGTGTATCGAATTACGGGCTGGTAAGAGTCCACCAACCGACGACCGTTTCCCACATCTGTAAGAGTTCGCTTTGAGGGGTCACCGCCCTCCTGTTCGGTCAGGGCATCTCGGTCTTTGGGCACATCAACATTTGTCAGACTGGAAGCTTCACGAGAAGACCGACCTGCGTAGGCTGCACTAGCTACGGCAGCTCCAATTGTTCCTGGAGCAGTGTAGATGTCATATTCTTTGTCTATATCGTCAGGGTCACTGGTAGAGACAACTTCTGTTCCACCAACCCTAAACACTCCTTGGCTAATTCTCCTTGCGGCGTCTTTTTGCCATTCTTCTACTTCTCCCCACCTCGAGGAGGTTTTAGGGTTATCGGCAACAAAGTCTAGGGCCCTGTGCACGTGGCTGAGCAGTCCCCCAGGACCGTCCATTTCGAGAGGTGGTCGGACCTTCTCGGCGTTAAATCGAATCATCAAAGTTTCAACGAAGAACCGACCTTCTGCATCAGTTCCGTACTTATTACCCAAAGAACATGCCAGACGGTACAGCTCAACGGCCCGAGCCCCTTCGTCAATTCCTTCGGTGAGCAGTTTGTCTACATCAAGCTTTTCGCCTCTAAACTCAAGACCATCGAAGAATCCCCAGTCTGATGAAGAAACAGAGCTACCACCAGTCCTTTTACTGCTTTTCTTCCTCAGAGGAGCGAGAAGCTCCTCGGGAGCATCCGCCATAGTAATTTCCCAGGGCGCGTGGCCCTTCTTCCACTCATAGGAGACACCCGAAACGTGGCGAGAAGGTGGAACAAGGACGTACCCGTTGTGCTTGATGTCGATACCAGGGAGTTTTGCGCCCCTGAGGTTTCCAATTAAAACTTCGTTTTCGTCTACCCTGTAGTAGAGGTGACGTCCTCGAACCTCGCGCCCGTTGTGGGAATAAACTCCTGTAACAGCCTCAACAGTTGGGGGCAGGAATCCTTCTACTAGCTTCTCAAACTGCTCAAAGGATTCAAAACCTCCTGAGCGTGGGTCAATGTCAATAACAAAGAATCCAGATTTCCGACAAAAAACTCCAATGTTGTAGGAGCCGTCCCGTTCCCACCACAGGTCTATCTGATTTGGGTCTGAGGTTGCCTCAGTGTTCCATTTACTGATGACTGGGTGCTTCCCCATGTCTTTGGGGTCCGAGTGGCTACCGCCACAAGTGCATGTTCCCTCTTTGTTTATTCCGTGACAGGGAAGAATTTCCCATTTAATTTCGGCAAAATATCGCGCAAATGTCCCTAGAGAGGTAGAAGAATTGTTCATTAAATCCGCTGACTTGTTGTGGTTTTGGTAAAAGGTTTTCCTATAGTACCACGAGCTAGTTCAGGTCGTTGCCCAAAAAACTGGTTATCATTAATATAGCCACTAATTCAGAGAAAGTGCCACTCTTTCATGCAAATACCAGACTCGCCCACGCCTGGCGAAACAAAACTTGTACTAGACAGCATCCTAGATACGCTCCGCCATGTCAAGTCTGAGATGGCAACAAAAGATTTTGTAGACCACAAGTTTACCTCTTTCAACGACCGCGTCCAAAGAATCGAGAACGACGTAAAAAAAATTCACGAGAGCTCAACGCGCTCTACGCAAGAGCTCAAAACTATGATTACCGACAGAATTAATCAAGTTATTGGCGATTTTGACGAGGAAAGCGCCATCATCAACAACCGCATCGACCACATTGTTCAGAATCGCGAAGAACTTGAAAAGGACAAGAAAGCTAGACTTATCTATGTATATATGGCAGTCTTCGGCGCAATTCTTTCTCTTATTGTTAGTGTAACCACTGCTGCTCTTGTTAGTGGGCTCTCCTTAAATTAGCGAGCAAATTTAAATATCTGCGCTAAGATGTTGTAATACGTCTCAGGACGAGGAGAATACAACATGACAACATCAACCACTTTGGCAACCCGACTCAAGGAATTGAGGGAGGCATCCCGGCTGTGTAAGTTTGCTGAGATTCTGAACTCTATGGACGAGGAGTGCCGAGACCTTATCACTCAAATTATTTCTATCCCGCAAGAAGACTCTGGCTCTGTCTCTAATGTAGACCTAGTCCTTGTTTTGCGCGAAGACGGATATGATATTGGACGTTCTACAATCTCTGAGCACCGCAGAGAAATTTGCGCCTGCTACAGAACCGGAAGGAAAGAATGAGCGACTCACTAAAAAAGAAACTGACTGAGCTGGCAAGCCCAGGACATTCGGGGTCAGACATTAAAAAAACTCAGACACCAGAAAACTGGAGGCCCCGCTCTGAGGTTGACCAGCAGGGTGGGTTTGCTATCTCGACTCCACGTCCCCTGGGCAATACTCCTGGGGCTGAAGATGTAATGCGTGAGCACGGCCTCAATCCAGACGAGTGGATTGTTACAAACGCACGCCACGGAAAGTGGCAGACTTTCAACGGTGACTGGCTTGAGTCCTCTCGAGTTACACTAGCCCCCGCAAGGCATATGGGTGGACCAGACTTTGATTTGGAAAAGCTAGTTGACGAAATTAAAAAGTGGAAGCCAGGAAGTGCCCCCAAGCAAACTTCAGGAGCTGGAGCATTTTTGTTTGCCCCAAGTGACCAGCAGATTGGTAAGCGAAGTGGTGACGGTGGTACGGAACAGTCCGTCCACAGAATCCTCGAGTCTACCGAACGTGCAGTTCACCGTCTAAGCTCACTTCGCAAGATGGGCTTAGACATTGGCACAGTAGTTTTAGCTCTTCCAGGGGACCATGTTGAAGGAAACGTCTCTCAAAACGGTAGGCTCCAAGGTCTTGCATCCTCTGACTTAGGTCAGACCGAACAGGTCCGAGTTGCACGACGTCTTCTCATGGCGCAGGTAAAAGCTTTTGCCCCTCTTGCAGACCGCATCGTAGTTCCCGTTGTTAACGGAAACCATGACGAAGTTACTCGGCAGGTAGCTGCAGACCCAGCCGACGGTTGGAATGTTGAGATTGCTAGTGCCGTTCAGGATGCGTGTGCCGAAAACGATAAGCTCTCCCACGTTGAGTTCCGCTACCCAGCATCAGGACACCAGACGCTTGCTGTAGACATTGAAGGGGTCATGCTTGGACTCTTCCACGGTCACCAGTTCTCGAGAGACGTAGAAAAGTACCTCTCTGGTCAAATGCTCGGTCAGACAGCTTTGGGTGGTGCAGACATCTGGATTTCAGGTCACTACCACCACTTCAAGTCTCAAGACATCGGTAATAGGTTGTGGGTGCAGTGCCCAACAACAGACCCAGGCTCTGATTGGTTCAGGGACCGCTCTGGGCAGTCCTCGAAGCCTGGCGTTCTGTCTATGGTATTCGGTGGGGACTACGACCCAAGAGAGTTTATTGGCGTTATTCCTGTGGTGTAGTTTTGCCTTTAAGATTCGCATAGGCTTCCACAGCGTTAGCGCTTGTTCTGCTTGTCCACGAGAATTTGCACTCAGAGCAGGAAACAACTTTCTTTGTCGTCCATCGTCCACCCCCAGAAGTTTCTTTCTCAACAGAAAATAGTTTGTCTGTGGGGGCTCTACAGTTGGGGCAGAAGGGCGCTTCGCCTTTTCTAATTCTGCGAACTTCCTGCCCAGATTCATCAACAGACAAAACTACACGTAGTTCATACTCGTCGGACCCGCCCCAGACTCCCCATATTTCCTTGTTGTCAAGAGCCCACTGTAGGCACTCTTTTCGGACAGGGCAAGCCCCGCAGACTCTTTTTGCGTTCTTTACTTGTTCTTCTTCTTCCGAAAAGAAAATGTCTTTGTACGGCTCCATGGCGGGAGTTGCGCACAGCGCATCATTCTGCCACTGTGTTTTTTCAATCCCCAAGACCGTACACCTCTACTAACGTAATATTTGAAATTGTCTCTACAGCATCCCCATAAAAAGTTTCTCCCTTTTCATCGCAGATGGTGAGGTCTGGCTCTTCATCAACTGTGCCAGCATGACCGTGATAAAACACACTAGATTTTTCTATAAAGCTTCTGCCATCGGAAAGACTATCTACAAGACCATCTCTCTGCAAACACGAGGCAAGACCTCCTAGACACACAGGGTTGTGCATATCAACGTGGTCATATGTGAAGTAAATGACACTTTTGTACCCTTGTTTCTTAAAGCCTTCGCCCGACCATTCAAACCAAAGGTTTTCGGCCATTCTTATAAAGTCCATTTAATAAGTATATAACTAAAGTGACAAAAAATAAGACCAGCAGGGCTGGTCTTATTCTTTATTTTACTTTCTTTTCTAAATAATTCGGAGAGTAATGTGAACCTTCGAGTTTTGGAACTTTATTGTCAGAACTATTTACAATAATATCTCCGTACCTGATTGCAATAATTACACCTTTTCGTCCGTTGTGCATTTTGCCTAGGTCCCCATTGAAGGCGTCTTTCTTCACCCTAACTTGGTCAGCCACTTTAAGATGTCCTGCCATTGCGGGAGCCCACTTCTCATCTTTGTCATCGGAGTTCACAAGAGCGTGACCTTTGGCAAGTGAAGAGAAAACATCAATTGCTTCAACATGTAGCTCATCGGGTAGGTCAATGTTATCCCACGCCTCGAGGAGTGCAATAGCAGCATCTCCAGTACCACGTTTAACACGCGCTTTGGTCAACTGTTCTTTGACCCACTCAAAATCTGTTGTATTCATAGTCTCCACTTTACACTAAAGGGGGCCGAGTCGAGTGACTCAGCCCCCAAAAGTTTTTCTTAGAAGGGTGGTGGGGGCGGAGCTGCAACTCCCACTGATGAGGGTGCAGGAGCTGGTGCAGGTGGTGGTGTTGCAACCCCTGCAGGGCTCGCTACGGGTGAAGGTGCAGGTGCTACAGACACGCTGTCTGCGGTAATAGGCATGTAACGAGTAATCTCGTTGCGGTCCTGGCTGTTCCAGGTCCTCGTACCGACCTGACCACGGAATACGCGGTTGCTCATTGCACTTGCAATCTGTTCGCTACTTGGCTGCTGAGTGAAGAAATCCTTGCCCAGCCCCAAAGCACCCATCTGCGAGAAGAACATTCCCATCGCTTTTGGGTTCTCAGGAGAGATAACGACATTGTCCCAAACGAGGCGACGTGAGTGTGGACCAGACTGAACCTCAGTCTTTACCTTGAACATCACTTTTCCTGTCGAGGACATGGTGGAGGCGGACTCAATAACTTTGAGTTCGTACACACCATCGGGAAGAGGGGTGTAGTCTCCTCCGCCAGAGCTGTCTGCTGCTTGCAGAAGCTCATTCCAGTTTAACTGCGTCATTGTGTTTTTCCTTACTTCGTAGTGGATTTATTCCGCTTTTGCTCCGAAAACCAAGTCTAGCATACGCTCTACACTAAGGTTTTCCTGTTCGACAATTGAGCCAAGACGTCCCTGAACTCGCTCGCCTGCTTCGTACTTGTTAGTACGTTCTACATACATCCTTCGTACTTTATACGGTGGTTGCATTGGGTCGGGGTTTGGAAACTCCTCAACTGCCAATGCTCCCAGGACGTCGTAGAAATATGGTGCTTGCACCTTGAGCTGACCCTGCAGGTATGGGTGATAGCGCCCGTCTTTGTCGGGACTAGCCATTGCCGTCAGGATAATTGCCTCAAGAGGGGCAACAGGGTGCATAGTGAGGTCACGCAAGTCACGGAGCAATGAGCCCATGTGACGGAGGATTTCCCCCCACTGTTGCATTTTAAGAGCCTCAACGCCAGCAATCTTGTCAAACAACTTGACCTGTAACTCCGAGATGGAGTCAATAATCAAGCTCTTAAACTGGTGCTGACCTGCCTGAAGCCACTGGTATGCCTTCAGAACAGTGTCGTAGTCGTGAACAACCACAACACAGGTGTCCCAAGTTCCGTCAGCCTTAGGTGGCTCTTCGGTCATGGGGTTCCAGTACTTGACGTTGATAGGGAGAAACCGATGTCCACCTTCGACATCAAGCATGAGACGAGGGTATGGTGCAGTGACCGCAAAAGAGGATTTACCAACTTTTGACTCTCCGTACACCATCATCGTTAGAGAACGTTGAACTTCTGACACTAGATAGTTCCTTTCTTTTTGTCTTTACCATAGTAGTCGTATGGGTCGCCTTCGTCAAACATGTTTTCAACTGCCTGCTCCACCGCACTTCCGTCATCAAACATAGGACAGATAGAAAAAAACGGGCACTTCCATGTACAGTCTTGACTAGGACGAGGATATGCGACTGTCTGATGAGATATTCCCTCATCGAGAGCTTTCTTGGTGCTCATAATGTCTGTAACAACACCATGAATTCTATTCCAGAACGACCTCAGGGAGAACAGGTTGTGGCGAACCTCAAACTGCTCATAGAAAGGTGGCTTTGCGTTAGCAGTTCTCTTCACTTTCTTAATGAGAGTGAAGATACCGCCCTCTGAGCGCTCCCCTGTGCCTTCGTTCTGGTGGTTCTCGAGCAACATATAGGTCAGAATCTGCTCATTCATGTGTGCCGTGCTGGCAAACTGACTGAACGAACCCCCGACCGTTTTGAAGTCCCTGAACATCCGGACTCCATCGACCTTGCGACGAACACGCATATCGATTTTACCCTGTAGCTCAACTTCGCCATTAAACAGTGGCATGGAAAGAACCTCCTCAGTGGAAATCATTTCAAGCTCGTTGTCAATTCCTTCTTCTTCTATCCACTGAAGGTACCCCTCAAGCATGATACGTCCGAGGTCTGCTTCACTGTCCAGCTCGCTGGGGTCGCGAAACTCTTCTGCAAGAATCAGTCGGTCCTTCTCAACCAGCCCTTCGTGCGCATCAAGAAGCGGGGTGCCCACACTGTAATACTGGTCCAGAGCCTCGTGAATGCGAGAACCCAGCGCCAGTGGACCAGTAAACTTCTTCTCTCGTGGCCTCAGCCTACGATAGTAAGACAGCCACCATTTTCTCTTACAATCCTTGTATGTTTGGATTTCAGAGTTAGACAGTGTATAAACTTCACCACTACTGCTCATTTGGATTCCTTCTCTTCCTTTAGTAGCTTAAGGAGCTGGTCTTTATCTTTGACAACCTGCTCGAAGCTATCCGCTTTAGATTCTAGCACCTGACGAACGCGCTCCTCTACAGTGTTTGAGGTCACATAGTCGGTGATAATAATATTGTCGTGAATCTCAGAGCCAATTCGGTGGACACGGTCGTTGACCTGCTTGTCATCAACTAGTGACCAGGGACGTTGCAGACGAATCAACCTACGAGCTGCGGTAAGAGTAATTCCCACACCGCCCGCCTGCGCTGTAAACAAAATCCACTTTGTTCTATCAGCTTGGAAGTCATCAACCGCACGCTGGCGTTCATCTTCGTTCTGAGCACCCGTAATAAGCCCATGAGCAATGCCTGCTTTAGTGAGCCTTGCGCTAAAAAGCTCAATGAGCTGACGAGATACTGCAGATACAGCAATTGAGTCTTCACCAAAGTCGCCGTGCGAGATGTCATCCATCAACGCATCAATTTTGCACGAAGGCTCGATAAGAGTAGCTTTGGACTCCCCTGTAGTTGGGTCTACTGTCATCTCAGCATAGGAGCTTGCAAACTGCAGGAGGCGAAGGGTTTGGGTTAGAACGCTAGGTGCTGACAGCATCGCCCCACCCTCGAGCTCGGCAATCATCCAGTCACGCATGTCGTTATATGCCTTCTTCTGCTTTGCAGACATCTCCACGTCACGGCGCTCTACGGTAACTTCCGGTAGCCAAGGGAGCACAACTTCTTTGAGCATCCTACGCATCCGAGGATTGAGGGTTGCGTAGAACTCGTCCCGCATGTGAGCTTTGATTCCCAAGACCATGAGACCACCAAATGCATTGAGCATTGTGTCTACCATGCGGTCAATCCATCGAGTTTTGCTTGGCCACTCTTCAGGGGAGAGCCAGTGCAAAATGGTCCACAGGTCTACAACATCGTTAGCAATGGGTGTTCCGGTGAGAGCAAATCGAATGTCAGCTTTTCCTGTTGCGGACCATAAAGCCCTAGTTTGCTTAGACTTAGGCTGTTTAGACCTGTGAACTTCATCCGCTACAACTGATTTAAAGTCAATCTCGTTGAGCTCCCGAACGTGAACTTCACATCGTCCAGGAGTTACTTTCTCGTTTAGCCCACCGCACTCCACACAACGTGCAAGCGCAACAGAGCCATAGGGGGCGAGACGCGAGTGAGTCCTCAAAGACTCCCAGTTAATAACGAGCACATCAGGACCCCCCTCTGACTCTTCAATAAAGGGAGCAAACTGCTTCTTCCGCTGGGCAGAGGTGCCACTGACTACCTGAACAGAAACCTCAGGCCACCACCGAGCGAACTCACGCTCCCAGTTCTTTTTGAGTGTGTTTGGGCACACCACTAAGGCTGGAAACACGTCCTCGCCCGAGTCCTTGAGCTTCTTGAGTGCTCGAATTGCCTGAGCAGTCTTGCCCAGACCAGGCTCATCTGCAAGCAATGCCCGACGTGCTGTGCTTAAAAAATCTACACCAGCCCTCTGGTGAGGAAACAGGTCTTCGTCTCCTACAGCCTGCTCAGCGACCTCCCGTAGGGAGTTAGCAGGTCCGATGCGAGAAGTCAGCTCACCAGTAGCCCAATCTGTGAGGTTTGGACCAATTTCTAAATCTGTCTTAAACGTGGAGCGAAGAGCAAGACATCCTGTCCACGAGAGGGGCAGATGCCAGTGACTTTCCTTGGGGTCCCACTTGGCTCCAGGAATACTCTTACAGAGCTCTTTAAACCGCCAGTCAGCGGTAATAAGAATCTTACTGCCCGACGAGTCGAGCTCAACAAAAATTGTCATTATGTCTTTCTGTGGTTAACTACGTAGTCGTTCTAGTGGACTCCAGCCCAACTTTACCATATAAAGTAGTCCATGCCTAATGGCATCCAGGGCGTGTCCTTCACCTCCTCGGTGCCAGTATTCTAACTTCTTAAGTTTAGTATTGTCAAACATTGCTTTGGCGTCTGCTGGAGATTGCATATTTAAAGAATCGGTAGTGTGCCCATAGTCCAGCATAATCTGCTTGAGCACACCAATTTTCTCTAGAGAAAAGGGCGACTGAGACTTCTTAGCTGTCTGAGCATTAATAGTAAACCTCTCACAGACAACATGAAACCCCTCCTTGTCTCCGTAGGAATCAAAAAACTTTCTAAGAGTGTTTGCATACTCCTGAAAGTCAACTTCGTAAGTCTCTGAAAGAATAGGCTCTTCACTAAGTTCCCACTCAAAAAGGGCGAGCCCTGTAGTCTTCCCTGGGTCTACCGCGACAATATAGTGAGTCATTATTCGTAAGCCTCTCCCCAGTTATTGAATGGTCCAGATACACCTGATGTCAGGGGGACCGCCCAACCGTCCCGAGTGGTCATACATTCTTTAACCAACTCCATCACCTCAGAAGCATCCGCCAAGGGAGCCTCGAGAACAATTTCGTCATGGACGGGGACAATAAGAAACTCGGTCAAATCTGCTTGGTCAAGCTTTACAAGGTTTTGCTTAAAAACTTCTGCTGCGCTGGCTTGAATTAAGTAGTTTGTTAAGCTGTAGACTCGGTCTGCATCACACGGGAGCCTACGACCAGTCCTTGTTGTGACGTAGCCTTGACCTTCCTCATTCAACCTCAAGGTGCCAGCCTCTTCGATATTCTTCTGCAGTTGCTTGACTCCAGGATAGTTTCTGTCGAACCCGTCAACAACGCCTTTCATAACAGATGTCGAAACACCAGCAGTCAGAGCCATCTTTTCAACACCGGCTCCGTACAATTTACCATAGACCACACCTTTTATGAGTTTTCTTCGGGAATCATCTTTAGTGAGTGTATTATCTTGATAGACCTGACCCATAATAGATGTAAACACGTCCCCACCAGTTGCATCCGCTTCGTGGAACAAGTTAATAAGTGACTCGTCTCCAGAGAATGAGGCGGTCAGACGGAACTCGACTTGGTCGAGGTCGGAGGTAATAATGACGTTGCCCTCTTCTCGAGGAATGAATGCCCTCCGAACAGTTGCGTCCCCCGCAGGCAAAGTCTGAAGCGCTGGGTCGGTTATGCTCATGCGGCCGGTTCGTGCTCCAAGGGTACGAACAGATGGGTGGACCACCCCGTCAATGTTGTCTTTAAGGAAGTTGGAGAAGTACGAGCTTGCCAGCTTGTCTGCTTTGCGTTGCTTGAGTACAGCATCAGCAAGAAGCTTAACTTCGTTGTTTCCTTCGATATAAAGCTTTTTTATCTGGTCTTTGGTCATAGACTTCTGACCAGACGGAGTAAATTCAGTAATAACTGCGCCCAGACCTTCAAAAGTCTTAACAAGTTGAACGTTACTGGTTATAGAAGTCCCGTAAGTCTCTTTTGCCCAGCTTTTGACTCCCTCAGTGTACGCAGTTAGCTCGTCCAGCTTTTTCTGTGAGTAATCTAAGTCTACGCGAGCCCCATTGAGCTCCATCTGAGTAACAATACGTCTCGTAGCCATTTCAAGCTCATAAGGAATGCTGTAAGCCTTGCCTGGACCACACTTCTGATAAAACTGCTCCCAAATACGCATGGTGAGCACCGTGTCCAGGGCTCCATAAGCCCAGTACGGTTGAAAGTTAAGTGGGACTGTGCCCCACGTCCACCCATTTTCGGCAAACTCTTTGTCCAAAGTGCTCTGTAAAGCTACCGAACGGGGGTCAACATAGCGAGCAGCGAGTTGCTTGAGTGCGCCAGTGCCAAGCGGGTCAATAATCTGTGCCATGAGCATCGTGTCATGTGCTTGATGCCACGGCATCTTCCACTCAGAGGCAACAGCAAACCATTTAGCCTCGAAGGCGATGTTGTGGAAGACAATAGGACCGTCATAGTCGGCCATTCCTTGATAAAAAACTCCAGACCACTTATCCCAAGGAATAGCCCAGCCCTGTTCACCGTCCCCAACCTGAGCTAGGCGAATTTGACCGTGCCAAGGGGAAAGAGCATCTTTGGGATTCCTACCAGGAAGTTCTCCTGTCTCAATATCTACGGAGACAGCATTGTGAGGTCTACGCTGACCTAACCACGAGATAAACTCGCTAGCTTTGTCAACGCTGTCTACGAAGTGGAGCTTTACACTACTCAACCCCTGCTGTCCCGTCTGTGTCTGTTCCGTCACTATCATCCTCTTCTTCGTCTTCGTCGTCTAACTCTAGTTCGATGCCCGTATCGTTATCTCGATAAAGTACCACATCTAGTAGCATGTTCGCAAGAATTTTTGCAGAGGTGTCGTCGGAAAACCCAACCTCTTCTAATTCTTTGTAGACTTCATGAAATTCAATAAGCAAGTCTCTCAATGGACTTGTATGACTTATAGGGGCCTGAGCAGAAGGTTTCTGCTCTTCCTCACTCATGGAATCTTCTCAAAACGATAAACTAAGTCTATAGCTGAGTCTAATTTTGCCGCGTCTTGGAGCACTCTTTTTGCAACTGCGGTCAGGTATCGAGCACCTCCCTCGTCATACTTGTGGAGTGCGTCTAATACGGCCTGGGGCTCTTCACTTACTTGAGCCCAGTAGCGATATTTTTCTGGAAATACAATAGGAGCTTCTAAAGTTGGTCTACATATTTCACAAGGTTCGGCACCATCTACAACTTTTTTAACATTAATCTCTGTGAGCCGGTACTTGTCTACGAGACTACATGCGCCTGAGTGATAGACAATAGATGCACCAATGCGAGAAAGAATGTAGGAGCCGTTTTCTGTTCTGTAGATATTAAATTCAATCCACCGAATAGAGTCTTTCCTGCGAGAAGACGAAGAGCCCAAAAGAACACCATCGAACTCGAGGGTCCTATCTCCATCTTTTACCGCATACATAATAATCTCCTAGTTAAATTCTATCAAAGACTTTTGAGTTCTTGCTCGTGAATTTCTATGGCAATTTTTAAATCTTTGATAGCAGTGTCTGCCTCTTCGAGAGCATTGTTATCGCCAGAAGCAAGAGCAAACTTTTTATTCAGCTCATACTGATAGCCATCTTGAGCAAACCTAATAATGCGCTGAACAAGGACTTCTTTCCTTTTATCCAAAGTTAAGTAGTCTTCAAACTCACTCACGGCTACGCCTGAGCTTCAGTCCAAGAAATACTACCCAGCACGTCAATCGCGCTGTCACTAAGGTTGGTAACGGCAATGGTTAAAACGTCAGGACCATCGGGGAAGATTTGCTGATTAGCATTAGCTCCGCCCCCACCCATAATCGCGTTACCCAGGTCACGGACGTTGTTGAGGTCCAAGCTCGCAGTACCAGACACGAAGAAACCACCTGTAATTTCTCCACCTGCAACCGCTGTTGTCCCGCCTGCGTAGTCTGCAACTTGAGCCAAACTAGAGTTGACCAGTGTCACATCACCACCAACAGCGTTTGTCCACGGGGTTGCAGTAGAAGGAATCCCATTAAGGAACAGGCGGACAAGCATGTTTGCGCTAGTTGTTTTTGTTGACACACCAACCTCATCTAGCGTGAGCTGAAGCCTGTTGATGAGCTCTCTACCACCGAACTCTGAAATCTGACCGTTATCAACGGACGGAGCAACACGGATGGACATCAAAGCTTTTGTCGCCTCTGATGCGATGTTGGTGTATTCGGTTTGACCGTATGTAAACACCAGGGACTTGTCGGGGTCAAAACGTCCATCCATAATGACTGAGGTACCCCAGTGGTTGATGGATGGTCCAAAGGATGGGTACGCAAGCTCTACGATGGTTGGGTCTACTGTTGAGAATGTGAACGTCTGCCCAGTAGTAGCACCCATTGCCGAGAACAAAACCGTTGGGTTTGTTGCGGTTGAGGCCCTACTAAAGCTAATAGTTGTCCCATTAATTGCAGTAACATATGCGGTGTCGGGGAATCCTTGACTGATAACTCTTTGCCCAATCTGAATTCCTGCGTTTGCGGTTACGACACCATCTGTAGCACCGATAGACATTGTTACAGTCTGGGAGCCAGCTCCAGCTTTCGCTCTTGTGATTCCTGTAAAGGTTGTGGCCGTTTTTCCTGTGTAGTTAATAAACTCATAAACTAGACCGTTTCGCACGCAGAGCGTACCCGTTGGGGGGTATCCTTCGGTACTAACCACTGTAAGAGTGGTCGCAGTGTCCGAGAAAGTGGCCGTCATTTTTGTGGTCACGGACAGGGTGCTTGACTCATAGCGAGCTGGAAGGTTACCTGAGCGCATGTATGCCTCAGAGTTGATGTTGTTGTTGGGTGTCTTGTGAACATAAATAATATCCCCACGAGGGCCACGAACGCCGTAGCGAACAAAACCGGCTCCATACCATGTGTAGTCAATGTAAAACATTTGCATCTTGGTAAGGTCAATGATGTAACCAGATGGGCCAGTACCGTCCATCTTGTCAAGATTGAAGTCTTCTTGGAAAACAAGCTCGTCAAGGGTTTTAGAGATGTTCACAAAGCTGGCTGTAGCACCCCTATAGGCGGGGGAGACAGTCATGCTTGTGTCACTGGCAATGTCCTGAATTCGGTAAGACTGACCTCTAATTACTACGTAGTCTCCAACCTCAAGTTGCTTTGCAAAACCAGTTGGGTACACGACGTTGCTCTGAAAAACAGTGTTGTCCCCCTGAGTAACTGAGACTTTACCTGCAAGCTGGTAGGTAGAGGACCTCTTCCCTGCTTTAAGTTTTTGTCCGTCGTATTCCCAAAAAACACCGTTTTGCTGGTCATACATGCCGATTCTGTTTACGCCTCCATACCAAGAAGCCACTGAGATGGCATAGTCTCCAGAGGCTGTTGTTTCTGCAGGAGCAACAGCTACTGTGTAGAGAAATTTAATGGGGTCAATGACGGCATCTACTACATATGTTCCGTTGTAGCCAGCCTCGGTTGCCCCCGAAACAGTAATAAGTGCCCCAGGCTCAAGGTTGTGGCGTTCTTTAGTAAGAACTGTAACCGTTGTGTCCACTGAAGTTAACGAGTCAAGCTGGAATGTCGGCTTAAGCACAGTACCCGAAGAAATCTGGATGCCCTTACCCGACTGGTAACGGAAGTACCGTCGTGTTTGCCTAATAGCCTGTTGATTGGCAGAGCTACCATTACAGGAAAAGAACACACCACCATCAAAGGGTCGGTGCATAAACAAAGATTGAGGGCGGTTGTAGATACTTGCAGAAACAAACCCTACAGTTCCAGTGGGGGCACTAACTACATAGTAGACAAACTGAGTGGGGCTAATAATTCTTGCTACATAGAAGTTACCGTTTGGTGGGTTGGTGTCAGCCGTTGTACCCACCACAGAAATTTCATTACCCAAGGCAAGACAGTGGAGCTGTGAAGTGGTCACGGTAATGGCTTTTGTTATTGCATCGTAGGTAATGGCAGAGGGGGCACCACCAATAGAGGCCCCAGTAAAATACTCGTTTTCGGAGACCGTTGTCCTAAAGGTATCAAAAATTGACGTAATAGACGTGGTGTTTTCGGCAAAAGAAGTATATGTGAAGGTGTGAGGTGCAGAAGTAGTGACAGTCTCAACAATAAAGTTTCCGTTTGCAACAACTAGGTTGGTGTCTGTGACATTGATAGGTGTGCCCACGGTAATCCCATGCGCTGCGCCTGTTGTGATAGTTACTGTCGTGGAGCCGGTGGCCATTGCAATTGATGTAATGTTAGGCACTTGAGCAATCCGGGAAAAAGAAGAACCTCTATTATTCACCAGAGCTAGGTTTTCCCACTTAGTTGTCTGAGTACCAAACTCAAAGTCAGTGTCAATCAGGGCTTCTGGTTGGGAAACTCGCATCTTGTTAACGGGGTCAAGAATTGTTTCAGAGGGCTCAAACTTATCGTTGTACTCGTCTATAACAATTTGTAGAGAGTCTGAGTCGGCCAGAAGGCTGGTGTCATAATTGAGAACAATTACAGTTTCTTCAGTAGCATCAGCATTGATGCTCTCAGTAAAGGAAGTAGCGCGAAGGCTGGGGTCGGAGAAGTTGTAGATTACTCGGTTTGCCGTGACGTCCGTAATCAGAATGAGACGTTCTCTACTTAAGTAGACAGGAAGCGTAATAGTGCGTTCTGACGCATCAAAAACATAGTCAGTGTTGAATAGAATTTTTCTTGCCATCTGGCTATGCTCCTAGCATAATGTCAATGGGTCTATACGGATAGTTTGTCGTCTGGATAGTTGTTTCTTGTCCAGTCATAAGTCTACCATTGAAGACTGTTCCTGGCTCTGGAATAGTAGAAAATGAAATGTACCCAGCAGAGTCCACAAAGAAATGTAGTTGTTTAAAGGGGGACTGAAAAACATACTCTTCGGTGTAGACGTTTTGTACTATTCCGTCCATAAAAACCAGTAGTCTAAACGGATTGTCTATCGTGTACGGCAGACCCTGATACGTCAGAGGAAATCTATTTTCCAGCCCGTCAAACAAGTAACTGATGTCGTCTAGCTGGGTGACCTGCATAAAGTCACCGCCGAATGTACTAGCGTTTAGTAGGTCAGTGGTAACGGTTGCTACGTCAATGGATTCCCCAAAAAACTCTCCATTGGGTCCAACAGCAGCAATAACGTCACCCTCAAAAGAGACCCAGTTCATTAAATTTGAAGTTTGATTCTCTGATGCTTGAAGAGATAAAAGAACACTACCTGGAAGTCCACGAACAACAATTCCGGTATCCGTAATAATCTCGTTGATAATTCCAAGGTGCTCTGTGCCTACTGAGGCCCGCTCAACACCAGACTCGGTTACAGCCCTAGACCTAATCTTTTCTGAACGAACAGAGCTGTCTGAGATGTAGTCAGACACAACAATGTTCGGATTAAGGTGCGGGTCTGTAGCGGTATTTTTCTCGTTAAGTATCTGGTTCTGCATACTATTGATGCGGTTACCAATAGTACGACTTCTACGTTGTCTTCTAGTCGCCAATTTTATCCACGTCCCAATCAGGAAGTAAGGTCAGCTGAACACTCTCGGGGAAGGTAGTCCCGTCGGGAACAGTAACTTTAATTGAGTCAATCTTCCGCACAAGTACGTTGTTTCTCGGCTCCAGACCAGAGCCCATACGCTCAAGGAAGAAGATGTCATTAACGATGACTGAACACCAGTCTCCAGGATTGTACGACCCCACGAAAGGTTGTAGGGACCCGTTGACAGTCATACTCAGAGTCAAGTCTGGTGGACGAGCCTCGGTCAGATAGCGCTTTGCGTAGGAAAATAGAATCGTCTCGTCATCAATTCCACTGACAACTTCTTCTGCGTCAAGAAGTGGCCATCTACGGTTAATGAGCTTTCCGTTGAGCATGTCAGTGTTGGAAGCAATTCCAATAGGGGGACCAGCATCTGGGCCTAGGTCACTCTCACCGATGGCAAAAAACCTAGTTGCAGATTCTTCTGAGGACTCGTCCATCTGGATATCAATAATGTTTCCTGGGTAATCGAAAACAAATTTATCCGCCCCGAACCTGCTGAGCGGAGACACTTCACCTTTTGCAGGAGGGTTTGGGTAGTCCAGAGGAATAAGGACAAAAGTACGTCTGAATTCGTTTGTTGCCTCGTTAAAAGATGAGTCAATTCGATAGTCAAATCCGTTTAGTCCGTCAGAGTACTCGTCAAGAACTTCTCCAACACTTCTCAGTTCAAAACCTCGGAAGATGGTGGGGATGCTAGGGACCCCAGAATATGACCTAGTGGAAAAGTCCATTCCGATGTCTGCACTTCCAGGGAATGGCCCGAAGGTGCCAACAACAGCTGAAGGTTTGGATTTCACTCTTCCATACCCAAAGACTCTACGCTTAGTGAGGTCTCTGTGTGGTCTTACGTATTTAAAGGTGTTGTCTACAGGATTAACTTCTGTGATAGTAAATGTGTCGTTAAAAATTTGTGGTGCCCGAACGAAAGCAACATTGTTGGCGGGGGTCTCGAGAACATTGCTTGGTGCATCAAGATTGTACGTAAACGTATTTTCTGTTATTCCTGTGATAGGAACAAGACCATTAAAAATGCTGTCGATAGATGCAAGTCCAGCAATGTTTTCAATGCTTATATCGTTAGGAATTCCGTCTTGAATAAAGTTAAATGTGTTTCTTGAAACGGAAGTGATAAGTCTTTCACCCGTGTGGATGCTTTGGATGTTAGCTGTGGCAGGCGGTTGCTGGTTTTCTGGCTTGTCTGCAGTGACAGGCTCTGGGATTTCCTGAGATATGACATTATTAAGGATAAGTGGGTACGCAAAGCTTGTGTTTGTGGGCACCCCTGTAACAACATATCGACCATTGATGGGACTAACCCCAGCAACAATCCCCTCATCGACAAGCTCAGGGACGACACCGTTCGCAAAAAGACTGAAGCTGATGGTTGTATTGGTTACTGCACTAAGAACAAAAGACCCGTTAAATACACTGTTGGGGCTTGTGATAAGCCCGTCCGCTGATGTGGGGGGGTAGAACTCTTCGGGAGCAACGGCCACCTCATAAGAAATCTGACCGCTAGCAACAGAAGCAATTTTGATGACTCCATCGTATGGCTCGCCTAGCCCAGAAATTACAACCTCTTCTTGACCTTCTGCAAAGTTGTGGGGAAACCTGGTGGTGAGTGTTGCTCGACCGTTTTCTACAGTTTTTGTTATAACATCTGCAGTGTCTTTCATTCCTGCAACAGCAATAACGTCGTTGACTTTAAAGTTGTGAAGCTCAGATAAAGTCAGCCTAGCAACGTTTGCAAATACTCTTTTGTCATAAATGGTGTAGGTGTCAAAAATATCAGAAACTTCAACAGTGTCTCCAATTTGAATATTGTGACTCTTTTTTGTTCCTAACGTTACAATGTTGCTAGTAATTTCTTTCTGGTTCAAAAAGCTTATATCTTTTAGGCTAGAAATTTTAACAGTCTCGCCTTGCGAAAAGTTGTGCCCAAGCCTAGTTGTCATGGTTACAGTGCTACCCACTACGGAACGTCTAGATAGCTCTGAGATATCCCTAAGCCCACTAACCTCGACATTCTCGCCCACATCAAACTCGTGGTCTTCGACAGTTGTGATGGTTGCCACACCTGTTTGAGAGTCGTATGATTTTTGCGCTATCTCAAGCTCGGGGGTGATTCCCGAGATGGTGACAGGTCGACCAATCTCATACCCGTGGGGGATGTCAGTGGTTATCGTTACAACGTCGCCAACCAACTCAGTCTCCGAAATACTTGTGGTAATCCTTCTCTCGGATGCAGAGCTGTGTGGGACACCAGACCACGCAAAAGAATAATAGTTGTAAGACTTGGTGTCTCCGTCAAAATACTCAAAGACTCGAGATACGTCGTCAACCTCAACAACCATGAGGTCATCCCACCACACATCACCATTACCCTTTGAGGCACCGTTGTAAAGGTCAATTCTTAGGCTAGTAGTGGCACTGGGAACAACAAATGTTGTGGATACTTCCCGCACCGATTCAAAGTTTGGGGAAGAGTCTGTTCTCGCAAGAGTCCCTGTGCCGTTTCGCACAACAACAATCCTGCGAGAGTTCTCGTTGAGAGTACCTGTCAGTGGACCGTCCAAACGAATTTTTGCTTTAACTATGTAAGTCCTCCCAACAATAAACTCTGGCATGTTCCATCCCACAGCCACAGACTCATTAGAGATGGAGTTTGTTGGGGTAATTCTCATGCTCTTGCTACCCGTTGACTGCCACTCTACAGATTGGTAGGCCATGCAGTTAGAGGTGTTTACGGAGAAAACACTGGGGGCCTGTTGGTAGCTGACGGAAGCTTGAGGTACACCTTCCCAGTTGTAAATGTAGTCTCCTGCAGAAAAAGTGTTCCCGTCAAAATACTCATTGATTGTTGTAGATTCTTCAATTAAAATAGAGTCAACATAGAACACATCTCCACCCGACCATGTGGCATTTGGGTAGAAAACAATAGAGATGTCTAAGTTTCCAGAGTCTAGAGCAGTAACCGTGCTGGACACCCGAACCCACTCGTCTTCTGCAATAGTGTAGATAAATTCTGTGGTGTCATCACCAATCTGAATTTTACCCGTGCCACTAGGAAAGCCAACGTTGACCGATGGGATACGTATTCTGGCACTGACCGCGTAGGTTGTCCCCGACTGTATAGTTGCCGACTGAGTCAATCCCAGCACATCATTGTCACCTAAACCGTTGTGCTCGCACTTAAAAGAGTTTGTGCCCGCATAAACTTGTTCGGAAGATTGGGTAACAAGGATGTTGCTGGTGTACCCCTCTGTGTTTCCCGAAACATGTGACTCAGCGCCAGGGTTCCTGGATAAGTTTGTACGAACAGTTACAGGGACACCCTGGGCAACAGAAGTGCTTCGGTTAGCTGGACCTGACCAGTTATAATCGTAGTTAAACGTGTTGGGTAGCGAACCGTCAAAATAGTCACGAAGCTGGTTAGTTTGCTCCACCATGTGAGATGAAAACTCAATCCAATCATCAGTTTGAGCATTACGCGCATCGTGGTAGACCCTGACTGCGCCAGCAAGAGTGTCTGCAGGAGCATTTCCTAACACGCTCAAACGAACTACGGTTTTGGCTGGGAGTTGAATCTCCTCCCCCTGAGAAACAGAAGAAACTACTTGGGCGCTGTTTATCCACGCAAGTCCTATAGAAACAGTGGTTGCGTATTGAGAATATACATACACTGACGCTGTGTACGGGGCACCTGTTCGCGCAGTAAAACCCGAGGCAAAGTTTGGCTTCATACCAAAGAACGTCCCGGTTGCCGAGGGTGCCGTGGAAACGGTGTATCTCAGAGCATAGTCCGAAGGAAATGTATTTACTTCTTCAGTAAACCCAATGGCACCAGTTCCTCCGCCTCCAGAGTTATCAAAGCTAAAGAATGACGAGTTTCCAAAAATAGTGTTGTATGGCACAAGATTCTTGCGCAGTACATCAATCCCCGAGACAACCCCCTCAAAGCTTGGGTTGGGGAACTGATTGATGTCCGATGCTGATATTGATGTTGCAGGTGTCAGGTCCGTATCGGGGACATTTGTTGTTGAGGTAGTCGTATAGCCAAAAGAAGTCTCACTAAAAATATTTGCGACAGAGAACGAGCCGTTAAGGACACCACCTAAATCTGAGAGCTGAATTCCTGTGCTGATGTCAATAGTCTGCCCGACATAAAAATTATGGGGCTCGGTCGTAGTAATAGTGACAAGACCACCCGATGCAGAAACTCTTTCAATGTTTTTTTCAGTGATTCCTACTGGCTCTGAAGCCACTGTTCCACCAAGCTCAAACTTAAACTCATTGCTTGACGGGGTCTCAAAAACTACATACTCCCCGTCCCACCTCGGGTCAAGGTCTACAATCTGAACGGCTTGCCCGACCGAAAGACCGTGGGCTTCTTTAGTTTTTACGCGGGCTAACCCGTCAGAAATTTCTCGTTCAGTGATGTTATACCCAAAACTAATTCCAGGTTCAATGTACACATTAGGAAAGTCGACGCCAACAAAGTCCACGAGAGTGGCTTGCACCAAGCTTCTAATGTAATCATACGTGTCAGCTCTAACGGAGACGGTAACCCCTGTATAGACTCCATCTGGCACAAAACGTGTTGCCACGCCAGAAATAGTTTTCAGGGAGTCATCTAAATCTGAGTTCAAAAAGCTGAAATTTACTCCTCCAGGACCGCTAACCAGCGAGACAGCGTGGGTTCCGTTATACACAGACTGCCCCCCGACGTCCACCGTGACAAGGTCACCCTCAATAAAACCGTGTGGAGTCTCTGCACCAAGAGTAGCAACACCACTCAGAAGTTCTGCCGAGTTCAGATTAACCTTCTGTTGAATTTTGTCGATAAAGAAAATGTCTTTTGTGGGTGTTGGTGTCCCAGCAATAGAGTAATACCCGTTATAGCGAAACTGTGTTTCCTCGCCAAATTCAAGTAGTACTGATGCTTGAGGGCGAAGAGAGGTTGTCTCGGAACCATAGTCTAGGTTTACCTGAGCCACACCATTTGTTACAGTGAGTGTTGCCCCAAAAGAGTGTCCCCACGTTTTCCAAATTTTTCGGTGGTAGAAATAGCTTGTGAACTCAGAAGCATTAACAACAAGAGCACGTTCTACAAGATTGTAAGAGCGAGACCAAATAATGCCACCCCACACGCATACCCCGTCCCGAATGGCATAAAGGGCCGTGTTACCTGGGAAGGTAGAGGTGTAAACGTCAAAACTTTCAGTGGCATCAATAATAGGAATTTGACCCATGAAAGCACCCGCGCCTTTAAGAGCTCTTTCGTATGAAACCTGACGAAAAGGTATTTCAGAAAGAACTTTATTGGTCAGTAAATCGACTGTGTAGTATCGATATACGGGGGCTTCTACTGCCATGCCAGCTCTTTCGCGTTGTCATTACGTGTAAAAAACATTTTACCACTATCCAAGCCAGCCAGAGCGATATCTAATCTGCAAAGACGCAGTCGTATTGACCCTTTCTGCTTCTCCATAAGGCTCGGGAATCTCAGCTCCCCCTGTGGGAATTGCGCCACCGACATCTCTAATGCTATCTGAGTCGTGAGGGACCCCATCCCACTGGTAGAGAACAGGGAATGCCCCGATTGTGCTATCCGTATCCCCATCAAAGTAATCTCCAACATACTCGCCCTCAACAATGAGAAGACCGTCAAACCAAAGGTCTGGGGAGCCTGATGCTTGATTGCTGTAGAACCGAAGCTTTGCATCTTCGACAGATGCGCTCACCGTGAAGGTGATGGCTACATTGTGAACACCAACACCTGTAGGAACAGAGTTTTGGATTTGCTCCGCCAACGAACTAGAAATATATCCCTCATATGAGAGTGTTGCGGTCTGCGTACCAATCTGTGCCCGTCTGGCAGTAAGAAGAGCCGTGTATGTTTTCCCAGGCTCAAGACCAGCGGTGACCATACTTGCCAAATCAACATAAGCAGAGCCTGTTGTTGTGGCAGTAGAGATAATTCTTGTGGAGTTCGCACCAGCAGAAGACCACAGCGAAGACTGAATGGCATAAGCATCTGTTGGAACAACTTTATTGACACTCGGAGCTTGGAACTGACTTGTGGAAGCATCGGGAGTGCCAGTCCACGTATATGAGAAGTCATCTACACCTGGGAAGAACCCATCAAAGTAGTCTTGTAGTGTGTTGCTTGCCTCGAGCATGACCCTGTCAACAAAGAACGTGTGGCTGACAGCACTAACATTGCTGACAATAACATCTGCAGTTCCACCGTTTGCACTAGTAACTCTAGTCACGGAGATGCGTTGCCAGGCACCCGTTGCGACAACATTTGAGCCCAGCGTTGAGCCGATAAAGGTGCCGTTTGCGGTCCACTCTTGCAGTTCAATGCGGAGAGTCTTGCCTGCCCCACCCTTAACCCACGCAGAGGCGTAGTACCTCAGGGACGGGGAGACTGTTGCTCGAGAGATGAGCCTTATTCCTTGAAGTCCTACAGCTCCTGTACACAGCACCTGCGCTGAGTATGTTCCAGCGTACTTTTCTGTCGCAGTGCGGTAGACAGTAGCCCCGTAAATTCCTGTCCAATCTCTAGCTGGGTTAATTGCCGAGGTAGAGGTAGACAAGTTGGGGGCACCTGTCCACGAGAAAGTAAAGTCTTGAGAGTCTGAGCTGTCTCCCGAGAAGAACGGGCTGAGATATGTTCCCTCAGCAAGGAGGACGTCATCCCACCACACTTCTCCGTTACCGGCAGAAGCGCCACCGTAAAGCCTTACAGAGTCCCATGTTGTTGCGGTATCGGGAACCAAGAACGTTGCTCGAACAACATACTGACCCGCAGTGTTTGTTGCAGTACTACGGTAGGTGAGAGGAATAGTGTTTGTTCCGCCTGTAGAAACATTAGTAATCAGCTGAAAAGCTAAAGCGTTTGAGTTCAAGGCTCCTGTAAGTTCTTGAGGAATACGCACTTGGCCAAGAATGGTACAAACCTTGCCAGCAAGAGTAGAGGGTGCAGGGAGCATTCCAGCTATGTTTGCATACGTGTCATTGCTTAGAGTGTTGGGGCTAATTTTAATGCTTCTTGTTCCAGCGGAGAACCACTCGCTAGATTGCACGGTACTTGATTCAGAAGAAGATAACACTCCACTAGGAAGGGGGGCTCTTTGCACACTAAAACTATTGTTGGGGGTTCCTGACCAGATGTAGGAGTAGTCTCCCGAGTTAGACGTTGAACCGTCAAAGTAGTTTTGCAGTGTGGGCGAGCCCTCAAGAAGAGTGTCATCTACGTAAAATATGTGCTCAACTGATGCAACATTGGATACCACAACGTTTGCTCTAGCAGCGCCTGCACTTAGAGTACGAGACACCGAAATTCTTTGCCAGGAACCTGTTGCTGTGATATTGGCGCTATTAGTTGTCCCTAGCAGAGCTTGAGACTCAGAGAGCTCTTCGAGGCTGATGCGAAGAGTTTTACCTGGGGAAGCATAAACCCACGCAGAAGCGGTGTACGTCCTAGAAGGTGATACGGGTTGCGCTGAGGTCATTTTGAAGCCCTGCAATGGGTTAAGACCATCACACAAAACCTTTGCAGAATACGGTCCTGTTTTCTGCTGTTCTTGCGTTCGATGGACGGTGGAACCAAAAGTCCCAACCCAGTTCTCAACAAGCCTGACATTAAGGTCTGAGGTGGAATTGCCCACCGTCCCCGACCACGACACCGTAGAGTCTACGTCTGGGGAAATAGCTCCTGTAAAGTATGGACCAACATAGTGCCCAATAACTGCAAGCGAGTCTGACACATCAACAAAACCTGGAAGTGTAAGCGAGGGAATATCAATGTATACGCCCAACCCAGACGTAAATTCGTTAGAAACCGCTATTGTTTGACGTATTTCAGTCCAGTTTGTTCCAATTGCCGTAGATGTAAGAGTTTGACCGACTGGCTGTCCTGCTGAAGTTTTAATTCCAATAGAGAGTGTTGTTGACTGGCTAGCCCTAGCCCGAAGAATAACGGTAACAGGGGTACCAGCAGTGAAGCCATCAAACGGACTACCATCTGAATAGCGAAGAACCCTGGACGTTGTTGCAGAGTCCCCAGAAGGCCTAGAAATCCTGAGATACTTGTCCCCATCTGGCTCTGTTCCTTGATATGCAAATGTTGTTGCGCCTGCCCCAGCGGTTAACTGCCAGCCAGCTACAGCAGGAACGTAATGCACGCTTGTGGAGGCGTGCGCTGTGCCCGTCCAAGTACCAGAGTAAGATTCTCCTGTAATAAGCGGGAACTGTCCATCAAAGTAGTTACGGAGTGTGGTCCCCCGCTCAAGAAGAGCATTGTCAATGTAAAAAGTGTGTGCAGTGTTGTTTCTGTTGCGCACAATAAGCTTAGCTTTTACTCCTGTTGTCCCAAAAGTTCCTGTTACCGACAATCTCTGCCAGGAACCTGTTGCTGTTGCAACTACTCCAGCAGTTTGACCAACGAGTACATCCCCAGATGTAAACTCTGACAGGTCTATCCGTACAAGCTTCCCAACTTCACCTTTTAGCCACACGGAAGCGGTGTAAGTAGTTGATGAGATAACGGTAATAAAATCTGTATCTACAGAGTCGTCAATGACAGCTGCCACCCGCTCTAGACTGTTACTACCAATATAGCTTTCGGAGCTTACTCGAGAGAGAGTTCCTGACCCAGTCAATGCCCACCCTGTTGAGTTGACTTCGACGCTGGGGTTGGGAACTAAGTTAGTGCGCAGGACAACCGCCTGGGCAGAAGCTGTGGAAACAGAGGACCCAGTTGTCCCCGACCATGCGTAGTCCCACCCGAAAGAGTCTGTTGTTCCGCCATCAAAGTAATCACGAAGTTGGTCTGTCTGTTCGATAAGGACAGCGTCGACAAAGAAAACTTTCCCACTTGGGTTTGTGCCGGTTCCCGACTGGCACACGGCAAAATTTAAAGTTCCGTTACCAGTTGCTTGGGCAGTAAGCGAGATTCGAGCCCACTCCCCAATAATGGTGGTGGAGGTTCCTCGGACGGTGCTAGCTAATGCGCCAGAGCCGTAAGCAATAAGTCTGAGACCGTTGTTAATTACTTCCTCGGCGTAAACATATGCTGAGGCGGTGTAGTGCTCCCCGTTTGATGCCGTTCGTGTATCAATGAGCAGTCCAGCGTCGACAATCCCCACGCCGATACCGTAGGTAAATTTGGCGGAGAATGTGCCAATAAAAGCTTCTTCAGTAGACTGCACGAGAGCAGAACCTGTACCCGCAAAAAGCGCAGAAAATCCTGTAATATTTGTTTCTGCAGATGGGTTTGTGGAGAGGTTACTTCTGAGAGTTACCGCCCCCGAGGCAATAGTGTTCATTGCAGGGTTTTTGATAACGTTTGTAGCGTACAACTCTGTCAGTGTTGCCGTTGAGGTTGAAGTGATGGGGGTGCCTGTCCACTCAAAATCGTACCCATTACCGTCAGCAGTGTTGCCGTCAAAGTAGGTTCCGCTGTACGAGCCTTGCACAACCATGAGGTCATCCCACCAGATGTCTCCGTTTCCTACGGATGCCCCGTTGTACGCCTCAACAGAGACGGTTGTTCCTGTTGCGGTGAAGCTGGTGCGTACCTCGTGTACGCCCACAGTGTTGGGGGCTTGAGGGGAGGACACAACAGTGGCGTCTCCTGATACACGCAATGTTCTGGCAAAAGCGTTAAGTGTCCCTGTTTGAGGGGATGCGATACGAATGTAGCCAACGATAGTGTACGAGTTTCCTGAAACAATACCCGAGATAGGACTTGATGTAGCTCGCGTTGCGGTACTTGTCCCTGTTGGGGTTATTCTGATGCTTTTTGTGCCTGTTCTCCACCATTCACTTGAAAGATAAGATGCTTCGCGCCCGAGAGAGCCTGTACCCCACTCAGAAACACCAACACCTGCAAGGGAGCTTGTTGATGCGTTGGGGGTTCCCGCCCACGAGACAGTGAGGTCACTGTTGGAGGAAACATTTGACCCGTCAAAGTAGTCAAGCATGGTTGAGGTGGGCTCAAAAAGCTCACTATCTATATACAATGTTGCGCCTTGGGCACTGTCATTAACAATCTTGACTCGAACAAGCTCACCGGTGGCACCGAATGTTATTGTTCGGTTTACTCTCTCCCAGTTCCCCGTACCTGTAAAGGTTGTGAACACTGTTTGAACGTTGTCTGTTGCAGTGCGTTCTTCTATTTCAATGTCAAATGTTGCGCCTGATGGGGCTTTCACATACGCAGACCATGTGTAGGACTGGTTTGCTGTCCCTGTGTAGTCTCTGCGGACAGACCCGATGCTGTAGGGGAAGAATACGGCGAGTGAGCCGTCCCCAGAGAAAGCTTCGGTCCATGAGTTGTAGGTGGAGCAGTCTGTGGCAGTCCACCCCACTGTTGGGACACCAGATTGTGTGCTTGTTGATGCGTTAGGGGTCCCAGTCCACGAATGGGAAAAGTCTCCGCCTACAGGGAAACTACCATCAAAATATGGGGGTGCTGTGGGCCCTTCTTCAACGAGGAGTCTGTCAACACTGACTCGACCGCCAGCATTGGTGAGGGGGACAAGTCTGATATTGTCTGTGCCTGTTGCGGTTGAGGTTACTGTGACTTCAGTCCAACCTGTTGCGGTGATGGCAGTGCTGTCAACCCCGCTTGCCACAAGTTTTACTTGGGGGGCGTCGCTAGCTCGGTGTATGGACGCTCGAACAGTGAAAGTTTCGCCAGGCGTGAGAGTATCCAACTCTTGCAGAGTTAGATAGTCTTCAGTAGATGGCATTACGTTTTTGTCCTTTGCGTGGCAAAGTTTGCCACTTCTATTCTACCGTAATTTAGGATTAATACCCTACTCCGTATCTGGTGCAGGCTCTACCAGTTCCCATGAAGTAGTCTCCTCGTCCCAGACGTACTGATTTCCGTCTTC